ACTGGCCTCACTGCTTATGCTGATGACACTGTTACTACTGCTGACGTTTTCACTGATGCTTGTTTCCGTGATCTGATTCAGAAGCAAGACGATGCTGACGTTCCTATGGATAACCGTGCATTTGTTATCCCACCTTCACTGCGTAATGCAATTATGGGTGTTGACCGTTATGTGTCTTCTGACTTTGTTAGCGGCGAGCCTGTTCAAAATGGCAAGATCGGTAACCTGTATGGTATTGATGTATTCATCTCTACTAACTGCCCTATCACTGAGACTGCTGCGCAGAACTCAGCAGGTGGACAGATTCGTGCAGCAATGCTCGTGCATAAAGATACTATGATCTTAGCAGAGCAAGTTGGTGTTCGTTCACAGACTCAGTACAAGCAGGAGTTCCTCGGAACACTGTATACTGCTGATACTCTGTACGGTGTCAAGACTTACCGTCCTGACAGCGGCTTCATCATGGCTGTTAACGGCTAAACGGAGATGGGGGTGGGGAAACCTGCCCCCTTATCTTATGCGTAATAAAGACCCAAAATTAACCAAGCTCGGATTAAGTGGGTATAATCAACCCAAAAAAACCCCTAACCATCCCACTAAAAGCCATGTTGTATTGGCTAAAGTCGGTGATCAAGTCAAGACTGTCCGCTTCGGACAGCAGGGCGTGAAGGGCGCAGGGAGTAATCCCAAGACTGCCAAAGACAAAGCGCGAAAGAAATCATACTACGCTAGGCATAACGCTCAAGACTCAAGCCCATCTAAACTATCAGCTCGCTATTGGTCACATAAGACCAAGTGGTAACTACAGGAATTTAACATGGCAACGATAGTAACCAAGAACAGCTCAACCGCTTCAGCCGTACCAACTACGAGTGACTTGGTTAAAGGCGAGCTTGCGGTCAATGTAACAGATAAAAGACTATTCACAGAGAATGCGTCTGCCGCTATTGTAGAGTTAGGCACTAATCCCTCTACGATTACCACTACTACCGCGACTGTATCCGGTACTCTAACAGCCAACGGCACGTTTGCATCTAGCAACGCAGTCGTCACAGGCGGCTCAATCAACTCTACGCCCATTGGTGCGACAACTGCATCAACTGTAAGGGGTAGCACAGTAACGGCCACCACGGGCTTTGTAGGCGGTCTGACAGGCGATGTAGTAGGTAACGTCACAGGTAACGTTACTGGTAACATTACAGGCGTTGTTACAGGTAATGTAACTGGCAATGTAACAGGTGATGTCACTGGGAATATAACTGCATCATCAGGTACTTCTACGTTTACTAATGTCACTATTAACGGTGGCTTAGACATGAATGCGGGAACATCCGCAACCATCACCAACCTCGCGTCTCCTACTAACACCAATGACGCAGCTACCAAAGGTTATGTAGATACAGCAGATGCCACTAAGTTAAACCTATCTGGCGGCACTATGTCAGGTGCTATTGCTATGGGTGCGGCTAAGATTACAGGTCTAGCCGATCCTACCGCAGCACAAGATGCAGCCACTAAGATATATGTAGACAACTCTGTACAAGGATTAGACGCGAAAGCATCGTGTCGTGCAGGTACTACAGCTAACATTACTCTAAGCGGCGCACAAACCATAGACGGCGTGTCTGTTATAGCAGGTGATCGAGTCCTGGTTAAAGATCAAACTAGCGCAGCAGAGAATGGTATTTACGTTGCAGCAGCTAGTGGATGGGCGCGTTCCGCAGACGCTAACACTTGGGACGAGCTAGTCAATGCTTATAGCTTTGTAGAAGATGGCACAGCTAACGCGAACAACGGTTTTGTAGCTTCTATAGTTGCAGGTGGTACGTTAGGTAGCACAGCAGTTACTTGGGTTCAGTTCTCAGGAGCGGGTCAGGTTACTGCGGGGGCAGGTATGACCAAGTCAGGCAACACGCTTGATGTCGGTACTGCCGCTGCTTCGCGAATCGTAGTCAACGCAGATAACATTGACCTAGCCACAAGCGGTGTTACAGCAGATACCTACAGGTCAGTGACTACAGATGCCTATGGTCGCATTACAGGCGGTACTAATCCTACTACTGTTAGTGCTTACGGATTAACAGACGTATACACCAAAACAGAAATCAACACATCCCTCGCGACAAAGCTCAACCTGACAGGCGGTACAATGTCTGGTGCAATAGCGATGGGGACTAACAAGATCACAGGAGCAGGTGACCCTACTGCTGCTCAAGACGTAGCTACGAAAGCCTATACAGATTC